CCGCTGCCGTGTCCGGAGATGCACTGGCGGAGCGCGAGGCATCCAAGCCTGCGCCGAGCCGGACATACACCGTGAAAAAGGGAGACACGCTGGCAGGTATCGCGCGGCGGCTGACCGGAAAGACCGACTGGCAGGCGCTTTACGCGGCCAACTCGGCGACCATCGGGGGAGACCCGAACTCAATCTCTCCGGGCATGGTGCTGAGCGTGCCGGGAGGTGAGGCATGAGGCTATCACTCATCAAGAGCAGTGGCACAAGCTACGACATCACAGGCGCGGTCACGGAGGTGATATGGCGCGGGTCGGCCGAGCAGGCCGCCCGCTCCGTGTCTTTCTCATACATCCATGCGCCGTATGATGCGAGCGTGCATGTGCCCGATGTGGCTACTGGGGACTATGTATCTCTCACGGATGAGCGCGAGGGCGAAGTCTTTTTTGGTCAGATTTTTGGTGTGGAGCGGTCGAGTCAGACCGGCACTATCACCTACGAGGCCTACGACATGATGAAGCACCTCCTCGAGTCCGAGGGGCAGTACGCCTTCAAAAATCTTACGCCCGAAGCCATCGCGGCGCAGGTGCTTGCCGATGTGCAAGTGCCCGCGCGGCACCTGCATCCGACCGGTATCTGCATCCAGTCGATGCTGTGCGACTCTATGTCGCTCTACGACATCATACTGGCTGCATATGGGAAAGCCCGCGAGCAGACAGGAGACAAGTATTTCCCCATGATCTACAAGCGGGGCTTCGGCATGTACAAGGCCGAGTGGTCGGTGGCTGGGCTGGCGCTGAGTGACGACGGCAGCATCTACGAGAGCAGCATCTCGGAGAGTATGGACAGCATCAAAAACCAAGTGAAAATCTTTGATGCGACAGGCGAGCAGGTGGGCGAGCTCAAGGATGGCGGCAGCATCCAGCGCTTCGGAGTCTTTCAGGCGGTATACAAGCAAGAGCCGGACAGTCAGAGCGAGAGCGGCGCGCAGACGCTACTCCATACCGCTCCGAGTCAGACCTTGCAGGTGTCCGCGCTGGGGGACATCAACTGCTTGTCATGCTATTTCGTGACGGTGAGAGACAGCGCCACGGGCATGGCGGGCAAGTACTGGATAAAATCCGACGAGCATACCTTTTCCGGGGGCATCCACCGGATGCGACTCGAGCTGGCCTATGACAGCATCATGGAGCAGAGAGGAGAGAGCGGATGAGCTGGACAGACGATGTAATCCGGACTATGCGCACGCAGGGTGCGGCACACAACCCGCCGCGCATCCAGCTGGGCAAAATGACTGGCACTGACAGCGCAAAAATCGGCGCACTGGAGCTTGCCAAGGACGACCTGCTCTTTTTCGAGCGGGACTTGAAACGCTCGGCCGTGAAGGTCGCGGGGCAGTGCCGAGACGGCGCTCCGCTGACTGACGGCTCCGAGTATATCGAGGCTCTCAAGGCCGGGGACATGGTCGCACTCTATGCGCTGGCGGGGGCAGACCACACGGCGACAAAGTACATTGTGCTGGGGAAGGTGGTGAGCGCGCCGTGAGCATCCTACCGAGCTTTCTGGTCACTGAGGCACAGAGACAGCAGCCGACCACTACGCAGCGCGAGCTCGTAGAGTACGGCATCGACTATAGCACCGGACAGCTCACCGGCCGGCTGGTGCGAGGTGCCGAGGCGCTCAAGGTCTGGGTGTGGCTGTGCCTGCATACGCAGCGCTACCGCTACCCGCTGTACACATGGAGCTATGGCGCAGACATCGAGCAGTACATCGGCGAGGCGCTGCCCGACGATTTTCTGGCCGACGACCTGCGGGAAGAGATAACCGCGGCTCTGTGTGTGCATCCGCGCATCACGGGCGTGGAGGATTTCAGCTACACGCGCGAGGGCAGCCGCGCGGTGGTGCGCTTCCGCGTCGCAAATACGGTCGGGGCCGACATCGAGGAGGTGATGGATTTTGACATATCCTAAGGAGACATACACGAGCATCCTCGAGCGGGCGCGGGCGAGCGTGTCCGGAGACATCTCGACGCAGGAGGGGTCGCTGGTCTACAACGCCCTCTCGGCGCTGGCGCTCGAGGCGGAGCGACTGTATACGGAGATGGCCTACATCAAAGAGCAGTCGCACGCCGACACGGCCGACATGGAGCACCTAAAGCTCATCGCGGCCGACAGAGGCATCACAGCCCGAGAGGCTACGCCCTGCGAGGTGTCTGCGGTGTCTAATGTCCCGCTCCCCGTGGGGAGCCGCTTCAATCTCAAGGGCTACAACTATCGGGTCGCCGCCGCGCTTCCGGGGACGAACACATATAGGCTTGTATGCGAAGAGGCGGGATCCGCGCCCAATGGCGTCGCCGGACAGGCAAGCCCCATCGACTATATCGAGGGGCTGACTTCTTGCCGCATCACTGAGACGCTGGTGCCGGGGCGCGAGGCAGAGACGCGCGAGGAGCTTTTCGAGCGGTATCTAAAGAGCTTTTCCGAGGACGCCTTCGGCGGCAATACCGCGCAGTACAAGCAGGAGCTTAAAAAGGTCACGGGCGTGGGCGGCGTGAAAATCTACCCCGCGTATGCTGGCGGGGGTACGGTGAAGGCCGTCATCCAAGCGGCTGACTACGGAGCGCCGTCCGACTACCTCGTGAAGCAAGTGCAGGAGCTTTTTTGCCCTGTGCCGCGCATGGGCTACGGAATCGCACCCATCGGCCACGACTTCACGGCCGAGGCTGCGCGGACTGTGCCGGTCGATGTGGTCACGCATATCGCCGTAAAAGCGGGGCTCTCCGTCAAGGATTTTCAGGCACCTGTGCAAGCGGCGGTCGAGCAGTATCTTCTGGAGCTCCGGAAAGCGTGGGAAGCGCAGGACGGCGAGCGTACGCATGGCGGCCTGACTGTCTACATATCGAAGCTCGAAGCGGTCATCCTTGATGTGCCGGGAGTGCTCGACGCGAGCGGGACTACGCTCAACGGCAGCCTGAAAAACTTGGAGCTCGGTGACGCCGAGCTGCCGGTCGTGAAGGGGGTGAGTATCCTGTGAGGGCGGACTTAGAAGCGCATCTCCCGGAGCACATCGGGCGCATCCGGGAGTTTCAAGAGTATGGAGCGGTCGGCGACATCGAGCTCGACCGTATCTGGGCGGCTATCGCGCAGGAGCTCAAAGACTACTACGCGGGCACTATGAGCGAGGCGGAGTGTGCGGCGCGGGAGCGGATGCTTGGCATCCGGATCATGCCGGGCGAGACGCTGGAGAGCCGGAGGCGGCGGCTGCGCGGCTACTATGTGAGCGGCCTGCCGTACACCGAGAAAAAACTCGAGGATGTGCTGACCGCCCTCTGCGGCGGCCGAGATTTCACTCTGACAGTGCAGCGGGACAAGTGCGAGGTGAGCATCGAGCTCAGGCTTGCCGCAAAGGGACTGCAAGAAAATGCAGAGGAAATCGCGCGAAAAATGCTGCCCGCAAACATGCTTCTCAAGGTGAGCATCCAGTACAACCGCTGGAGGCGCTTTGCCGGTATGCGCTGGCGAGACCTGCGCGGTGAGACATGGGGAAGCCTGCTCGCTGACAAGAAGTGGCAAGGAGGTGCATAAAGATGCAGGAAACTGAGAACTATCACCTGAAAAAGCCGGCGCTCGATGACTTTGCGGATGTGGAGAGCTGCTTCTCTGACACGATGGACACCATCGACAGGGAGCTGAAAAAGGCCGAGACATCCCGCACACAGGACGCAAGACAGTGGCGCGTGCAGCTGCCGCTGTCCGGCTGGACGGAGAGCTTCCCGTACATGCAGACGGTGGCAGTCGCGGACATGAAGGCAAGCTACAGCCCCGTGTGGGGCGTGGAAAACGCCGAGGTTACAGCGGAGAGAGCAAAAAAGGTCTCGGGCGTGCAGCTAAAGCGCATCGAGACCTTGGACGGCAGCATCCGCGTGGAGTGTGTGCGGCGGCCGAAAATCGACTTTTTCTTGTCCGGAAAGGGGGTGTGACATGGCAGAGTGTATCATCATGGGCACTGGCGGCGGCGGCGTCAGCTCTGACGATGTGACTGCAAGGGCTGCGGATGTCGTAGCCGGAAAGAGCTACCTCGGCGCGGACACGGACGACGATGTAGGAGTCGGCACGCTGGTAGAGCGTGAGGGCGAGCAGACGACCACTGGCGTGACCGTCTCGGACGGCCTAATGCATGTGGGAATGCCGCCGGGCGCATACCGGAAAAACGGTAGGTATGGCACTCCGGAGGTAAAAGCGCCGGTCGATGTGGTCGCAAGGGCGGCGGGACTTGACGGGACGAAAATGCTGCAAGGGTACAGCCCGCTGGGTGTGCCTGGGCAAATCCCGGTCTTCAATACCATGGGTCCGAGTGGCACCGACCCGCGCGGGAGCATCACGACCGAGTACGGCATCGATTTCAACGCCCGCACGCTCTGGATGCATGCGCCCGCCCACAACGCCTACTACATGCGTAGCGATGGCCACCCGCACATCTGCATGGACTCCGGAGCGCTCGGCGATGCGACCGCGCAGCAGGTGCTGCAGGGCTGCACTTTCACGAGTAAAAACGGGATGAAAATCCCGGGAGCTATCTACCGCTGGCCTATATCCGGAGACATCGGCGGGCAACGCGTGATGGATGCGTACGAAAACACGGCTTTTGCGGGGGACTACGGCGGGCGTGGCCGCGGCGTCTTCATGCGTATGCCTGGCGGTAGTCAGATAGATCCGACCTGTATGTGGGCATGGGCACCGGCTCCGACCGTCCTGCCGCAAAACATTAAGGCGGGCGTGAACGTGCTGGGAGTCTGGGGCTCCATGGTAGACTACGCGGCGACATGCGTCCCTTTTGATGGGGCCCATT